CGAGCTGCACTATGCCCGTGGGGTGCGCGACGGGAAGATCACCGAGCGGGTGAAGACGCTGCCGGTGCTGTACGAGTTTCCGGAAGCGATCCAGATCAGCAAGGACAAGGCCTGGCTGAACCCGGATCTGTGGCCGATGGTGACGCCCAATCTGGACCGGTCAATCACGCTGGATGCGCTGCTGGATGGCTATGCGCGGGCCAAGGAAGATGGCACCGGCGAAATCATTGCCTGGGCCACGCAGCATCTGAATGTCGAAGTCGGGCTGGCGCTGCATTCGAACCGTTGGATCGGGGCCGATTTCTGGCAGGGGGCGAAAGACGCGCTGCCGGTGACGCTGGACGCGATCCGCGAGCGCTGCGATGTGGCGGTGGTTGGCATCGACGGCGGCGGGGCGGATGACCTGCTGGGGCTGTGCGTGACCGGGCGGTGCCGCGAGACGATGGCCTGGCTGGCGTGGTTTCATGCCTGGGCCCACCCGACGGTGCTGGAACGGCGGAAAGAGATTGTGCCGGTGCTGCGCGATTTCGAAGCGGCGGGCGATCTGACGATCTGCGCCTGGCCGACACAGGATTTCGAAGAGCTGACGCAGATGATCGGCGCGCTGAACGATGACGGGCTGTTGCCGGCAGAGGCCGCTGTTGGCCTGGACCCGGCCGGGGTGGCGGCGCTGGTGGATGAGCTGACGCTGGCGGGGATTGCCCCGGCGCAGATGGTGGCGGTGGGGCAGGGTTACCGGCTGTCATCGGCGATCTGGGGCATGGAACGCAAGCTGATGGATGGCACGTTCCGCCACGGCGGGCAGCCGATGATGGCTTGGGTGCTGGGCAATGCCCGTGCGGAACAGAAAGGGAATGCCGTGCTGATCACAAAAGAGACGGCCGGCAAGGCAAAGATCGACCCGCTGATGGCCGGGTTCAACGCCTTCATGCTGATGGCGCGGAATCCGCAGGCGGGGCGAGCGGCGTCCTATCTGGACACCGAAGAACTGCTGGTCATGTGATGTTCGGTTTCCTGCGCAAGAACGCCGCAGTCACGCTGAACCAGCTGGCCGGAATGGCCGGCTGGGTGGGCTGGGGCACCTCTGCTGGCATGTCGGTGAACGAAACGACGGCGCTGGACGTGCCTGCCGTGTTCTGTGCCGCCCGCGTCATCGCCGAGGGGCTGGGGCAGATGCCGGTGCGCATCGTGCGCGACACGTTTGATGCCCGTACCGGGCTGGACCGGATGAAGATCGACCGCGCGCATTGGGCGCACCGGCTGCTGGCCGTCCGCCCGAACGAGTGGCAGACAAGTTTCGAGTTTCGCGAAGGCATGGTCTTCAACGCGGCCCTGGGTGTGGGGGCCATCGCGATCAAGAATGTGATCAATGGTCAGGTGCGCGAGCTGCTGCCGGTGCCGGTCGGATCGTGGTCGGTCGAGCAACTGGCGGATTGGTCGCTGCGCTATCGCGTCGACTACAGCGACAAGACGCATGGCTATTTTTCGCGCGACGAGGTGTTCGTGCTGCGCGGGCCGTCGATGGACGGGTTCAAGGCGCTTCCTGCAGTCAGGCTGGCGCGCGAGGCCATCGGGCTGTCGAAGGCGCTGGAGCGGCAGCAGGCAAAACTTGCCGGGAATGGCGGCAAGCCTTCGGGGGTGCTGTCGTTTGCGCAGCCGCTGAAGCCGGAAACGAAAGACAATCTGCGCGAGACCTGGCAGGCGCGGTTCGGATCGAACGGGGAAGGCGGCATTGCCATCCTGGACCGGGACGCAAAGTTCCAGACGATGACGATGACCAGCGTCGACGCGCAGTACATCGAAACAAGGCGCATGCAGATCGAAGAGATTGCCCGGGTGTTCCGCGTGCAGCCGATCATGATGATGCAGGCCGACAAGGCGGCAACCTTTGCCAGCGCAGAGCAGATGTTCCGCAATCACCTGGTGCACACGCTTGGGCCCTGGATTGCCCGGTTCGAAGAGGCGGCAAACCGCGACATTCTGGCCAATGAAACCGGACTTCGCGTGGATCTGGACGAGCGCAACCTGCTGCGCGGCGATTTCAAGGATCAGGCCGAGTATTACGCCAAGGCGCTTGGCGCTGGCGGCACGCCGGCATGGATGACGCAGAACGAGGTCAGGGCCGAGATCGGCCTGAACCCGGTAGAGGATGACGGCGCGAACCGGCTTTCCGCTGGCGCGATGAACCCCGGCCAAGGGCCGGAAGGGGCATAAAATGGAATTCAAGCACCTTTCCATCGAGTGGAAGGCCGACGATCAGGGCCAGATCGAAGGCTATGGGTCGGTCTTTGATACGGTCGATCTTGGCGGTGACATCGTTGCGCCGGGGGCGTTTAAGCAGTCCCTGGCCGGTAGCCGCCGCGTAAAGATGCTGTTTCAGCACGACAAATCGTCGGTCGTCGGTGTCTGGAACACCATGGAAGAGGATGCCAAGGGGCTGCGCGTGGCCGGCCGGATGCTGACGACAGTGCGCGCGGGTGCAGAGGCTTACGAGCTGGTCAAGGCGGGTGCGATCGACGGGCTGTCGATTGGCTTTAGCACGGTCAAAAGCATGGACCGCAACGGCAAGCGGGTGATCCTGCAGGCGGACCTTTGGGAGGTGTCGCTTGTCACCTTTCCGATGAATGAAATGGCGCGGATCGATGCGGTCAAGGCCGCTGGTCTGAGCGAAAGAGAGTTGGAACGGATGCTCACGCGGGACGCTGGGCTTTCCCGTTCCGTAGCTCTTGCCCTGATGGGCGGGGGCTACAACGGCATCAAGGCCATGCGGGACGCTGGCGATGATGGCGCGGAAGAAGTCGCAAGCCTTCTGAGGCTTCGCACATCCCTGTAATCGCCATTAGAGGAGTTTTCCCATGGCACTGGACGATCTGAAGCCCCTCATCGAAGAGGGCAACAAGACCATTGCGGCCATTCGTGCCGAAGTGGAAGGCGTGAAACAGGCCGATGTTCTGACCGAGCAGAAGCTTGCCCGCATGGAAACTGACCTGGCGGCAACGCTGAAGGCCAAGCAGGACGCCGATCTGGCTCTGAAGGCCCTGGAAAACCGGCTGGCCGAGATCGAGACGAAAGGCAACCGCCCCGGATCGACTGCAGCAACGCAAAAGGCCGCGGAAGAGCACAAAGCCGCCTTCATCGATTACATGCGCAAGGGCAGCAACGGCGGGGCCGAAGCGCGGCTGTTTGACCTGCAGCAGAAGGCGGCAGACGTGCGCACCGCAACCGGTGCCTCGGGCGGTTTCGGTCTGCCCAAGGAAATCGCGGATCAGGTCGAAAAGATGATTCTGGACGTGTCGCCGATCCGGCAGATTGCGCGTGTGGTACAGACCGGCACGACGGACTATCACCAGCTGGTCAACCGTGGCGGCCTTGCGGCGGAATGGGTGGGGGAAACCAGCACCCGGACGCTGGATACCGCGACCCCGGACTTCGGCGACTGTGCACCGACGTTCGGCGAACTTTCCGCCGTGCCTGCCGCAACCCGCCACTCGATCAACGACCTGTTCTTTGATGTCGAGGGCCTGCTGGTGGCAGACGGCGCTGAGCGGTTCGCGATTGCCGAAGGCACTGCCTTTGTTTCGGGCAGCGGCACGAACCAGCCGACCGGTTTTCTGACCGGTACGCCGGTGGTGACCGGCGATGCAACCCGCGCGTTCGGTACGCTGCAGTATTTCTTCACGGGTGCGGCCGGCGCGCTGGCTGCAAACCCGTGGGACAGCCTGAAGGACATGCTCTACGGGCTGAAGGCCGGGTATCGCCAGAATGCCTCGTGGGTCATGAACAGCCTTGTTCTGGCGGCCCATGCCAAGGTGAAGGACACGACGGGCCAGTATCTGCTGACGCCGGCCGTGCGCGAAGGCGACCCGGATACGATGCTGGGCCGGCGCATCGTGGTTGCGGAAGACATGCCCAACGTGGGCGCGAACACCTTCCCGATTGCTTTTGGCGATTTTTCGCGGGGCTACCTGATCGCCGACATTCCCGGACTGTGGATGGTGCGCGACGAAATCACGAAAACGGGCTGGGTGCGGTTCCCGATGGCAAAGCGCGTCGGTGGCCGGGTGCTCGACTCTGCGGCGATCAAGCTGCTGAAGGTTGCCGCGTCCTGATCGGAATTGTCAGGCTGATCGGAATTGTCAGAGGGGGCGGCGAAAGCTGCCCCCTTCACTGTTCCGGCAAGGGGGTGGCATGAAACTTACACGCATCACGCCGCCGTCGGCGCACCTGATTTCGCTGCAAGATGCCAAGGATCAGTGCCGCGTCGACGGCGATACCGAAGACGGGCTGATTTCTGACTACATCGCTGCGGCGACCGCCTATCTGGACGCGCGCGACGGCGTATTGGGCGAGGCCCTTGTGACGCAGACCTGGCGGCTTACGCTTTCGGCGCGCCCCGAGGCCAGCATCCGGTTGCCGCTTGGGCCGGTCCAGTCGATTGCCGAAATCCGGTACTTTGACACGGCAGGCGTGGAGCGCGTTTTTGCGACCACGCTGTATCGCCTGGTGTCCGGCGTTGTCGAACTTGTGCCGCCTGCCGTCTGGCCGGAAGCCGAAGATCGGGAAGCGGCCTTCTGGGTGGATTTCGTCGCCGGTTATG